TGCGAACCGCCTCGTTATGCGGCTGAGTAGACCCGCCGACAACCTCAAAATCAAAGTCGCCCTCAAGGTACTCTCGGTCAAAGTTAACCCACACGGGCTCTCCGTCCTTGCCAATCAGGCGGGCAACCTGTTCACCAGTCATAAACTGCTGAGCCAAAATAACCATACGGCGAGCAACCTCGCCGATGCTCATTTCCACAATCGCCAACTTGTCCGCAGTGCGAGCATTGGCGGCATCCTGAATAGCGGAAACCTCGGTAGCGGTACGACGAATCTCAGGAAGACCGCCAGTCATAAACTCGGGAAGACCAGTAATCCTTTCAATGTCGTTCACAATCAGATTGGACTGGTCATAAAACTCGGGCGGGTTGATAACCGCAGGGAACGGGGCAACAACCCCGCCCAGCGGCTCATCAGACACCACAGGAACCATCACATTGTCCTCGTCCGACTCAAGACTGGTACGACCATGCTGGTCAAACGCCGACTCCTTGTAGAGATACTTACGCGCATACCGCTTGCGGTGGTTCATCATCTGCGAGCGGGTCTCGTTCAGTTCCCTTTGGAGTGGCTCAATCTGCTCAAGGTCACCAATAGGATAAAACTGGTCGGGAACATCATAGTTCCTCAACATGACAAACGGGTGACCAAACGCATACGGCATCGGCGTAGGCTTAATCAGGAAACTGTCCCCGCCCTCACAAAACACACACATAGTGCGACGACGGATATCGTAAAACTCCCAAATCTCGGCATAACCATAATCGTTGTCGTGAATCTTGCGGCGTGAAGGGTCGTCGCTGTAGCGACCGACCGCCATAACAGCCACATCCTCTCGTGCAGTCTTGGAATAACGCCTATCAGCCTTTACTTCCCCAATAGGGCGACGAATCCGTTGTGCAATCCACTTGATGTCGTGCATGCTTGTGGCGTCTGGGTCCACAAACACATCAAACGGGGACACACGCTCCGCAAACGGCGAATCTTGAAGAATGACAGTAGTAGAAGAAGACTCTCCGCCAGTCATCGGGTCAGACGGGTCATCGGAGTCCTCAATAGCGGACTCCTCCACAAAACGGTAACCAGTCTTAATCCATCCATGACCAAAAATCAGAAGGTCCTTGACTGCACGGCGAAACTGAGTCTTGATTTCACGGAACCGCCACCAATAGTTCACAACAGTTTCCGCAATAACCGCATTAGCCGCATTATCTGGCTTGACAGCGTTAACAACAATCTTCGGATAGTTAACAGCAACCGCAGGAGCAATAACATTGACAGTTGAGAAACAAATATTAATCAGCATCCTGTCCTCGTCAGAATACTGGTCATAGTGCTTCCCCTTATAGAGGTCAAGGAAACGACGCCAATCAGCGTCATAACCGTCTTCCTTGCGCCACTTCTTGGAAGCAGCCAAATGATTACGGTACTCCCTGAGATAGTCCTGCTGTGACTTCTTTGCCATTACTTATTGCCCATCAACTTTCTTTCCTCACGCACAGCCTGAGAAAATCTTTGCTTAGAAGAAAAATGCTTCATAGCAGCCGCCTCCGCGTCCTTTACACGCTCAATCTGTCTACCAGCCTTAGCGAGAGTTTTCTTGGGTGTCTGGGCGGCATACTGTTTGGATGCCCGTTCGCCCTGACGAACAATCGCCTTATATGGTTTGCTGGTCTTTTTATAACCCTTGGCTTTCTTTTCAGCAATACCAATAGCGTTTTTTGCCTGTTTTATCGCTACGCCCTCAATCGCCTTGGAACGCTTGATTGCGGTCTTCGCTTTGGGTGCAAGATTGTCAGCAGTTCGTATAAACGAACGAACAGCCTGCCTCGCCGCCCAACGGGCAGCGGGGTCAACAATATCATCAATAATACCAGCAGGCTTGCGGCGTGTAGCCATTACTTCTTCTTTGCTTTCTGAATATTTGCGTAGTTTACTGCGTGTGCGCGAGTCTTCCAATAATCACTATACTCTGGCTTTTTCTTTGCCTTTTTATAGTTCTTTGCTGGACTCCTCTTTGGACCAAGGATTCCAACTCCAGCGTCCATAAGACTAAGTTTTGTTATTTTTCCTCTCTTGTCATAACTTTTTGCACGATTAGTGACACTTCTATGTGCAGCCAAATCTAGTTTTCTAGCAACCTTTCCGCTACCACTTTCTCCAATAGCAGAAGCAAACCTCTGCCAAACAGGACGAACAATATCGTCAACTATTCCCTGTGTTCTTTCAATAGCGGGTTTTCTTTTGGCAGCCATTACACACCTCTATTCTTCGGCTTACGCGGAGCCTGATACTTGGGGTTTCCAAACTTGGGCTTGGAACCCTTGACCGCTGGCTTACGCGGAGCCTGATACTTGGGATTTCCAAACTTGGGCTTGGAGCCCTTGACCGCAGGCTTGCGCTCCAGAGTATATTCACTCTTTTTACGCTTTGGACCAACGGGCTTCCGCTCCAGAGTATACGGACTCTTTTTGCTCTTATAGGGCTTAGTGGGCTTGGGGGGCTTGGGATACTGCATTACTTCTCTCCTTTAAAAGCAATCTGAAGCACAGCCTCAGCAAAAACCTGAACCGCGGCAACCTGCTCGGCGGTAAGCCCCAGCCCGAAAGCCATAACCAGCACCACCCCAGCACGAACCAGCGCCCGAACCGTAGACCTAGTAACCATTTTTGTGTCCTTCCTTGATATGTGTATCCAGTTTGTCATCAACCTTCTCAACCTTGTCCAAAATATGGGTCAAAATACCTCTGGACTCGGCATGTTGGCTGGTGTTCTCCTTCCGCAACTGCTGAAGAAGAACCACCACAGGTCCTCCAATAACAGCCACCACGACAGGAACCAGCCAATCCATCAGAAACCATACTCAGACGCGGGAACAGCGTTATGTCCATTAATCTTGGCGTCGTTCACAATCTTGTCCTGACGCTCTCGGATAGTCGGACCATGGAAGTTCTCTTTACCGTACCTAAAACCCAGACTGATGCTGCGAACATGGCAACCAAAACACACCAAACCGCGCCTAGGAACCGCAGTAGCATCAAAATCTTTCCCACATTCACCACAAACAAGGCTCAAAACATCCATATTAATATTAAACCTGTTCTATCAAAGGCCGATTCTTGTCGTTGGGCGAATATTATGCGCCCCAATAGGCGTTTTTCCCTCCCCAACCTGCGAAAACAGGTGCTGTTCCCACCACAACAAACTGTTTTTGGGGACAGAAACATCACCCCGATATTCGGGGAGCCACACATACTTCAACATCTGGTTAGCAATAGCCAACGACATAGTTCTATCGTCATGGGGAGACCCAGACATTTTCCCGCCATCCTTGCGGACATAGGTCCGCAACTCGGCAATCGTTCTGTCACAATAAATAACAAGCCCCTCGTCACGGACGGCGGCGACAAGTTCGTCAATAGCCAACGGTTTCGTTGTTGTCGTCGTTCTCCAACCCATGCTTTCAGTCGGCTGGGGAGACCGTTGAGCCAACCTGCGTTGGCGATACAGGTTCTTGTATCCGACCCGTTGCGCCGCCTTAATGGTTGTCAACCCATGGTTGTTTGATTCAATGCCGACCAAAGCCTGATTGTACCACCAACCCAAATCGGCAAGAATCTCCCCAAACAGGTCTGGCTCCAGATGTCCATGCCAGTGGGCAACAATCTCCCCAGTTGTGGCATCAATCACATGAGCCGAACTGTAGTCACCATAACTTAATCCTTCGGCAACATCGGCACCCACCACATAAACACTGTCTGGTCTTGGGGTGTCCCAGATTCGGAGTTCCCCTTCTTCTGTTTGACGGAACTCATAGTTCTTCGGCGAATAGACATGCAAGTATCCAACAACAGGGTCAATCGTTCCGAAGGAATCCAACAAGTCAATATCAAAAACGGGGTTACCTGACTTAACAAATGCTTCCTCTGGAAATCTGGGGTACTCTTGATGAAGTTGCCACGACTGCATGTTTCTTGATTTGATTGTGTACCAATCATCATCTCGTTCACCCGCTGACCAAGGAAAAAAGATTCCCTTGAACTGGTTGGTCCCCGTTTGGGAACCAACCCACAACTGATGAAAAAAGTTTCCAGACCCGTTAGCGGTGGACAAACCGATGACGCGCCCACCAACATCCGCAATCGGCTCAATAGACGCCCACGCCTCCTCGGGGTTCGGCAAGAACGCCCATTCGTCCACAATAACCAGATACACAGACTCACCACGAGCAGGGTCCGAACCAGACGGCAATGACTCAATAGCAGACTCATTATCAAAAGTCATTTTCTGCTGATGGTCTGTAATCTGTTTCGGACCCCGCTCCTTCATCCATTGCGGCAAGAAACGGTAACCATATTTTGCTTTGGCAAGCAACTTAACAGACTCTCGTTCTGTTCTGCTGAGCATAACAACAAAACGGTCTGGACGGAAAAACACCAACCAAAACGAGTATGCAGCAGCCAAAGTAGAAAAACCAATCTGCCGTGCCTTGAGAACAACACTATAGCGTTCCGTCATCCATGTTTCAATCGTCTCAATCTGTGCTTCACGCAACTCAAACTTGATACGACCCAACTCAGGATGCTTGATGAACCAATAGTTCTCACAAAAATACTGGAACGCCTCTAGTTGTTCGGAAACAGAGGCGTTTTCGGGTCCACGACATTTACGCCATTCCCGTTCATTAATCAACTGTTGAAGGTCCATAAAAACCTTGTTTAGATACTGTTCCTATACCCATAGACACGAATAGTTCCACCAGTCAAAGTCGCCCCTCCCGTGTAAGTTGCGATTGTAAAAGCCGTATAAGACGCTGCAACACGATGTACGCCAGTTGTTGAACGGTAAGCGCCGCTTGTTCGGGGGTCAAACCATACAGAGTGCAAATGCGTGTATTTAGTCAGGTTTGGACCGACCAGTTCCGCAGATAATGTTGCCGTATCAGAAGTCCCGACCCCTGCATAAAGCCAGTTTGAACTATTATTCATGCCTCCATTGTCTGCTGTCCCGCTTGCATTTGCGCCGTATGTTGAGCCGTAATATCCAGTTGTAGATGAACCCAACTGCAAATAAATGGCTGTATCGGCTGAGGCAACTCCACCAGTGTATGTGATTTTGTAAATGTCGTATGTTGAACTGAACGCCCCCGTGACTTCAACACTGGAAACGGCGGACCCCACCGTTTGTGTCTTGACCAGTTCCAGCCCCGCTGGGGTATCGGTGTCTGCAATCATCACCCACGCCGCCGAATCGTACACCAACACACGGTTGGTATCCGTCTCATAAACCATCTGACCCTCGTAGGGAGAAGCAGGACGAGTAGTGCTAGTGCATACTCCCGACTGAGAGATACGGCTAGACGGCAAATAGTTAGAAAGTCCCATTATGACCTCACCCCATACACGGAAACCTTTCCAGTTTGTGTACCAGAACCACCCCGTACCAAACTGAAACCAGTAAAAGAAGTTGTTAAACGAAAGAATCCAGCAGAATCAATGCGATACAAGTCCCCGCCATTGCGTTGAAAAGAACCTGTTATTGTCGT